CAACGGCGAAGCTATTATTAATACTGGAGCAAGATCTATTAATGCCGACAGTATTACTGGATCGTTTTACGGTGAGCTTACAGGAAGTATAACTGCCGATAGTGTAATATACGGTACATTTAACGGTGACTTTAATGGTACTAGCTACGGAGATTTTTTCGGTGATACTACAGGTACACATACTGGTGAAGTAATAGGCGGAGTAACTGGAGACGTAACAGGCAATGTTACAGGAAATCTTACTGGAGAGTTACTTGCTATACAGCCAGGCGATGATATTGCTACACGACTAACTGGACACAACAATACTGGTGGATACGATCAATGGGAGTTTTACGGTGGACTTGCTCATCCTGTTTATCCTGAAGATGATGCAGTTGCAAGAGGTCCTATAGTTAATATTGGAGCAACTAGAGCTGACACAGAAGTAAGAGCCAACTTAAATCATTACGATGGCACACCGGTAATGAGATTGTCCCTGGAGAGCTCGCCAACTTACAAAGCTGATTTTATGGGAAGACTTGTTGGAGCAGTTGCATATGACACACAAGGCGAAGATGGATTTATTAATATTGTATCAGGTTCAAGCAATGGAACACTTATTAGTGGTGTAAATGATAAGGTAAACATTGGTAATGAAAATGACGAAGTAAATATTATTGCTGATAGTTTAAGTATACAAACTGACTCGATTGACTCTCTTGCACACAGAGGCGAAGGCAATTCTAAAACATCATTATTAAACAATGACGAACTATTAAGTATCGAAAGCTGGGGATACAACGGTACTGAATACAAACGTGGTGGGCTTTTTGGATTTAAAGTTGACGGGACACCGGCTGCAACTGGAAATACTATGCCGTCAAGTTTTGGTATACAACTAAGTTCAGCGTCTAATACACATGTTACAAATACAGAAAATAGACTAGAGTTCAACAACAAGGGCGTATTAGAAGTTCCAGTATTTAAAGCTAGAGGTACTACATTTGCTGACAGAGATAGTATGACAGCAGAAGCAGGTATGATATTGTTTAACACTAGTAATAACAAGTTCCAAGGATATACCGGAACAACATGGGTTGACTTACACTAAAAAATATGCTATAATGATAACATATTAAAAAGTCTTCAAAGGAGAGTAAAGTATGTTATTTGATTGGAAACATTTAAAAAAAGCAAATACTAACTATTTTACACATTGTTTTATAGCAATATGTTATAGTTTTTTGGGACTTGGTATTTTTATAATGGGCATATTACACGCATTTTTTCCTTTTATGTTTGGATTTACACCTTACAAGATTGCTAAAAAAATCACCGACGGTACTGAAAAAAACTTTCCTGCTTGTATCAACGAGAAATAAATGAAAATTTTTATAGACGGTGAACAAATATCCGAACAATGGATAAGCGATTACACACTAAGTAATCCTGTGAATTGTTACAGTAACAACCCAGACTGGGAACAGAACGTTCTTAAACTATTACACAACTGGTATTGGCAAAATGGATATAGCTATGGCTATAGAGGTGATCAGTTTCTTAATCTAAGTACTAGCGGTACAACTGGATTTCCGCAGGACATTGGACATACCAAAGAAACCATAGAACAAGTTGTAGATGCAAATATTAAAACACTAGGGTTAGATAAAAATAGTAAAATACTCAGTTACTATTCTCCTCGCGGTATTGCGTTTAGTGTGCTAAGTGTATACCTTGCATTAAAACTAGATTGCGAACTATACATCGAAACATTCAAAGGCATTGACTATGTAAATCGTGTACACGAAATACGTCCGACACATACATTATTATTACCCAATGTTTGGAAAGTATTACACAAACACGATAGATGGAAGACACTAGATTATAGTAGTTTAGAAACTGTTATTACAGGAAGTGATTTTACACCAACAGGTATGCTGGACGAGCTACGTGAGCATAATCCAGGAAAAGTATACAATGTATACGGTAGTACTGAAGTACCTCCTATGGTGTTGTACAGCGAAGAAGAAAATACATATACTATAGATAGTATTACTCCGGGTGCAGAAGTTGATATTGTAAACGGACAGATTGCTTGCAAATGGAGTAGTCAATCTAACATATGGATTAGTGGTGACTGTGTTAACGGTGACAGAAATAGATTTACAATTAACGGACGCAAATAAAATATGTTTAAACAAAATACTATCAGAGTATACCCTGAACAAATAGAAAAAGCGGCCGTTGCAGCTGGTGCAGAACTTGCATTATGCCAACAAATTAAAAATCAGTGTATATTATATTATACAGGCAATATAAAAGATATGGCAAATTTTGTAGAACAACATCGATATATTCCAAGATTTAGACTTCGGGCAGTAGATAAAATAGAAGTAGATAATAATCTAAAAAAGATTATAAGGACGCAAACATTTGTATAAACTAGAAATGTATAATGGTACACAAGATCTAACAGATTTTTATAAAGGTGCTGCTGCTAAAGGGTTTTATAACAATCATAATAAAACTGTGTTAATAGATTATATTAACAAACACGAAAATGCAAACTTATTTTTATTATACTATGGAGATAATATTGTAGGCACTAGTGTGAGCCATAGTTTGCAACAGTTAGGCATACTAGGAAAAAATGCACATAGAATAAGTGCTAGAACATGTGTATTAAATGATATAGTTGACGGGGAACGTGCCCATGCTGTACACAACTATCGACACTCTCCTATGAATCATTGGACTAGTCAAATGCTTACGCCTGTGTGTATGCACTATGTTGGATTAGAAAATCCTCAATATATTAGTACAAATACATTAGAAACTGGAAGTCAAAGTAAAGTACATCGCATATGGTCAAAGATTATGCACAACCAAGGATATTTAAAAGATCCTATAGAGTTAGAGTACAAAGGAACATTTCAAACATTTTGGAAAGTTGACGTTGATTTTTATATGAAAAAACTAGAAGAAAATATGTGGCCTGAAACTAAACAAGCACTAGACGTATTTCTTACAAAGTTCAAAAAAGTCTGACATCTCTGGAAACACTTGTTCGTGATCGACATTACGTCTACGCCCTTGTTCTTCAAAGAAGTTGTGGAAGTCTCTACGTCCTTGAATAACTTTATCTAGTGGATATTCTGTAGATTCCATGTAATCAACTACACGACGAAACTTTTCATACTCGATAGTGCTAAATGCATCCTTGCGATTATCATCTGTGTTCTCTTTGATAAACTGCAAATGGTCGTGCATATAACTCATGTAGTTTTTAGGCAGGATATTGATATCATACTGTAGAGGTTCTTTGAGATGCGGAGTATCAAACCCTAGTCGTTGCCATCTGTGCGTTTCTACATCATTGTATTTTTTACGCCATTCAAGAATCTTTTCAAGCAATGTGCGGAATGTAGTGACACTGAAAATATTAAATGTAATCATAATAACCATTGGTGCTTCACAGTTGCGCATAAAGTAATCTAAGTTGCGTTCAAACACTTCAATGTCTAACCCATCACGAATATACTCTGCACGTTTGCCCCAAGTGTCAATACTTGTAAACATTTTAAAACGTCTAATCTTGTTGTTTGTCAACAAGTCATTCACACGGTTTGTAAACTTTTCCAACTGCTTTGGCTTGCCACCTAAGTTGCTGTTGCAGTTTAGTTCTAACTCTGGTTTAGGATCTGCATCCAGCATATCAAACAACTTGTATGTGCTTTGTTGTATTGTAGGCTCACCGCCTGTAATACGCAAAATATGCAAGTCCTTACTAAGCTCTGGCCACCATTTCCAAAATGCATCTAAATACGGATTGCTTTGTTCTTCAAATATTTCAAACCAGTCAATATCGCATCTGTGATTCTTTACGTTTGTATAAGGACCGTGTTGCTTGATCTCTTGATGATATCTACTGCTGGCTTTTGGATGACAATATCCACAACGGAAGTTGCACTCATTACCAAACGAAACTTCCAAGTATTCTGGATTAACATCAAACTCAGCACCGCCTTCTTTGACAGCTTTCAAGCGTTCTTTGAAAAAGATAGTTTGATTGCGTTGTTTTCTATCACTAACATAGTCTTTGCCCATTGCTTCAATCTTCCAGCAATAGTTGCATCCACTAGGTTGTTCACCTTTCATCATAGCAGCACGTTCTGCTTTCTTTTGTGCTGTATTGTGTATAGCACTAGGATTCTCTAATAGCGGTGCTGCGTCAATCTTGTGAGGAGCAGGATGATAACAACTATGTGTTTCACCTGTCTGAAAATAGATGTTTGCATGATACCACTTGGCAAAGCAAAACGTAGGAGATATTTCCTGCGTAATCTTATCGATACGCTTGATTTCTTCGCTTTCGCTGCGTTCCATTATTGTTCTCTATCTAAGAATTGTTTGCTGTTATCACGTGCCGGATTTTTGTATACTGTTTTAAAAAATAGACTTTGATTTCCATCAAGTGGTTCAGCAGCAATAGGCAACTCAAGTTCGTCTATCAGTGAATACCCAAGTCCAACAGTTTCTATTTCCATATGGTCTTCATCCATATCTTTGCTATCCCAATACTCATTGAGCCAATCAAAATCACGTACATTTACAAAGTCCCAGTCTGTACACATTGTCTTGTACAATCCTTCTCGTGCGCCGTAGATAGCCCAACGGCCGTTCTCAACATCTGCACCAATCATTAGCCAGATGTACAAACGGTGCAAGTTCTTCCAGTGATTTTTATGAAAGTCCTCTACACTAACACGCATGCCTTGATCCAGTGCCATTTTAACACCTTCTCTAAATCCAGCACGCCATGCTTGATGCGGTGTAGCATTATTCATAATAGTACTGTATGTACCATTCATTTGTATGTACTGTGTATCCCAACAGAAATCTACTTGTGCATGTGGATTATCGTTGGGTGCATTTTCGTGTGTACGCATGTTTAATACATGTTGTTTGGGCCAGCACTTAATGCCGCCATTTCCGTATGTAAGATTATTGATACTATTAAGTGCAGTCCAACTAATAACTTTATTAGTCAAATCTGTATTTTCATCAAAGTCCATTGTTTGCGACAAAAACTTTTCATCAATAATATTGTCGCCGTCTATTGTAATAAACCTATCAGTAGTTGATTTGTTAGCGGCTGCTTTGTGTGCGCTATCACTGCCTTTTACACCATGCACACGCTCTGCCCACGGAACTTTCTTACACAAGTCTGCATAGTTTTGTTCTGCATTAGGCTCGTCGTATGACAAATATATAATATCGCAATCAATAACTCTAAATGTGTTAGCCATTTATTTCCTCATAATGATAAGTATCAAACCTACGCATAGTATATACTGAAACTTCTTCGTTGTCAAACTCAAAATCATTTTCAAACGCTACTTCATCTCCGTTATTAAAACGTATTAATCGATACAATACATTTGGGTCATCTTTTTTTGTTATACTAAAGTAGTAGTTTGAAAGATCGATTGTAACTTTTTTATCATTTAAATCTTCTATAAAACCAGGATCAGCAGATATTTTCCAAACATGTTTTACATTATCTTTAGTTAATACTATTTGTTTGTTATTAGGTACAGTTCTAGGAATCTGATATAGAAAACACCACATCAGCTTGTCCTCGTCGACTTGTGTCTGGTTTTTAATATAATATTTTTTATCTATAAAATCATATTCAACCTTGTAGTCTAATAAACTCCAATGTCCTTCTATAAACTTCTTAACATCTTCAAAGTCGCACTCAAGAAACTTAAATCTGTCATCAGATTCTTTTGAGATTTTATAAATATTTCCATCGTCATCAAAACATACAAATCGTTTCATATTATATTCCTAAACATTTTTCATATTTTTTCATTAAACTATTATTTAAGAAATCTTTTTCAGTGTAATGAAAAATGCCCGATTGCTGATGATTTCCTATTTTTAGCCTCATATCACTGTCAAAATAAACACCAACTCTATCTTGCCAACGATATGCAAAGTTAATGTCCCAACCTTGAATCTTTGGTTTCATATGTGTAAATGTAGGATTCTTAACTTTATTGTTTGTAATCAAATGTTCAATGTCCATTATTTTACAAGCAACTGCTGCGCTAACATCCATGCTTGGACGCAATGCAAACTTTTTTCCAGAACTAGCTGATTTATAAAACTGTTCCCAGTTGTTTGTTATCATTTCAAGCCAAGTATAAAATTCATGTGCTAAGTCAGATTTCTTAAACCAATGGAGGCCACTATACAAGTTTGGAAGATTGTATTTTTTGAACGCTTTACGATAATAGTTGTCATCTACTAGTTCTCCACGGTATGTATACACATTGCTAGTGTAAAATAAATCATAGTTTCTTAAGAAATCAAACCAACTACTAATGTCTTCAAGTATTAACATATCTGTATCTATCACCGCAGTTTCGTTATACGGAATAGCATGATATATTTTCCAACGATTGCTGATTTTCCAATCTTCATCCTTGGCATGATCTCCCCACGGTATTTCAACGATATGATCAAACAAATGTTTGTATTTTGTAGGCACACTTTCATTAGTGATAAGACAAATACTAACATCTTTGTTTGTAGCATGAATACTCATTGCTGCTAAACATGCTTGTCTAACATAATCAAAACCACTGTTTTGTGCCAGCATTGTAAAGTTATTGGTCAATAATTCTCTCCAAACTAAACTTGTTCATCACATGACAGTTACTACCTTTGAGATTTACAGCAGTGTATTCTCCAAGTCTTTTATTTTTTTGTACTAGTATTTTTATTTCATCGTCTTTAATCCCAACAGCTACGTCTTTGTCTGTTGCATAAAACTTTGTTCCTGGCAAACTTCCAACAAAGTTTCCTGTTTGATATCCATTCATAATATGTACTGCAATACTAAAAGCAAAATCGTTTCTATATACACTTGTTTTAAACTGATACATATTACGATAGTGTATATAGTTTTCTTCAATGTGCTTGATCAAATCAAAGAACATTTTGTTTTCATCTGTTTTTCTAAAAAAGATTACAGTAGCACAATAAAAATCTACACTAGTATCACTTACTTTTTCAAACTCGGGTACTATTCTATGCATTCCAACATGAGTAGCATCCTTGTATAGCAAAAGATCTTTTTGCTGTACAAAGCAGTTGTTTAGTAAATCATTGCTAATGATATAATCAGTATCCATTACAATAGTAGAATCGTAAGGAGTTAACTCATATGCAGATGCTCTGTTTTTATTATTAAACTTTAATGTTTTATCACTAAAATCGCCATCGGCATATCGTTTACTAGTACTATTTTTAGTCATGTCATCGGAGTGAATAACATAATCAAATACATCAGATTCGATATCTATATCTGTAACAATCGAAGTGGGCAAGTCCATATACTTGCGTATGCGTTTAGCAAGGAAAATAGCTTGCTTTACATAATCAACTGATTTATTATTACTTGCGAATAACAATACACCCTTTGTCATAAATCCATAATACTTTCAACTGTTCTATTTGTTTTTAACTTATTATATTCAGTTAAGTATTTGTTTGTTGATTGCCAATACACATTTACGAGTTCATTGGCAAAATCTTGTAATACTTCTATTTCAATAGGTATACCACTATCATCAACTAATATAGTTTCAGTTTGATGTAGTGCCAATAAACTTTGACAAAAACTTATAAGATCTTTTGTTACAGAAAACTGACCACCATTAAAATAATAAACAAGATTATCGTGGTACTGTTCTTTTAACAAACGTTTTTGATTATTTAAAGTAATCATGTAATTGCTAAAATCTAATGCTTTTTCTAAGCGTTCGTCCATAAATATCTCCTACTTGTAATAGTAGTATATATGCTTTAGACTACATTGTCAAGTTAAAAATCGGAATCTTTTGTTCCGGTTGGAGTAGGTAATGAGATAGCATTGTAAGTAGTACTATCCCAAACAAAATCACTACTCGGAGTATAAGTGTATACTGTACTGTTGATTGTTGCTGTAACACTTTCGTCTACTAGCTGCCCTGCTGGTCCGCCTGGTTCTGCCTGGCCGCCTGTTCCAGAATCGCCATCGTCTAGTTCTATTTTAAACTTTAGTTGTGTTGCTGTATTAAATGCAGTATTAGTACTTGCATAAATCCTAAAAAAGTTATCATCATAAATCTGTGCTACAGGTACATCTCCTGGATTACCTCCGGCTCTGCCGCCACCTTGTTTTTCAAAAATCTTTGTAGTTGGAGAACCAGTTGTAATACTTGCATTACTATAACCTGTTCCTGTGCCTGTTACTGAATCGCAACGCCAGGTATTTTGATTTACTCTACCAAACCGTATTTGTCCAGCATCATTTAACACTTGTGCCCAGTCCCAATCTTTTGTATACTGAGTGCCTGTGGTTCCTCCACTTGCGTTTGATGCAAAACGTATTTCTCCTCCAGATGCTAAGAAATATAAAAATGCTTGATGAGATCCAAAATCAACTGTAACTTCGTGCGATATAACTTTAACTGCGTCGGCCGATCCACCAAAACTTGTAGTACGAGAACTAGTTGTACTTGCTCCGCCTGTTGTTTCTAACGGATTTGGACCATCAAAACTACTAGTTGGAAAATCTGTAGATGTATGATTAAATGCTAGAATAGTATTTGCTGTAGTAGTTAGGTCGGTAATATGTTGTTCAACAACTTGATCAACTCCTTGTTCAAAGTCAGTAGGATCAATATCAGTTGCTAATGTGCCGGTTTGATGAACATGTGCCGCTTGTATATCCAACCATAAATCAAAGTATTGTTGCTCAGTTACTGTATCACTTACACCTGGTGTATTTCCGCCAACTACTGTATTACTACTAAAACTTCTACCATATCCGCTTGTACTTGTTAGTGGAGTTGTCAATGACCCATATTCAGTCCAAACAGATTGATTGCCTACTCTTCCAGCTATTGATTCTCTAATATTATTATAGTTAAGAGCAGATATTGATGGCATCTATGGTTCCTTTTTTATAATGTAACATACTATACATTGTATGTCAATCATAAATCGCTTGTTTTTGCATACGACGGGGCTGGTGAACTTACATAAGAGCCCGATGCTCTAATATGCGAAACTGCACTAGTAAGAACTCCTGCAACATATTCATCTGCTCCTCCGGTGCCAACATCTAAATCATTAAATACAATATTAAAAGTAATATCAGTGTTATTTGATTCTAACTTTGCTTCAATATAATATTCGTTATCTGAATATCCGCCCGCAATGCTACCTGTTTTTCTATATATAGTTTGGTATGAAGTTGTTAAATCCTCATTGCCAATAGCATAAGAAGTTCCTGATGGTTTTGTATTAGTAGTTACTGTTCTTCCAAATTTTATTTGGCCTGCATTAAATATAATATCATACCAGTCTTGATTTTTTTGTAGGTTAGTGTCAGCTGGAACATTATCAATATTGATTGACGAATCAAATCTAATTTCGCCACCAGCGTTAAAGAAACATCTGCGAGCTGCAATCGAAGAAAAAGATATCTGTACAGTATGATTAACTGATTGAGGCTGGGATGTTCCTCCCCAAGGCGATGTAGCTCCATCTCTTACACTATTAACTCCGCCTGATTCTATGTCAGCTTGATTGCCATTTAGAATAAATCTATCGTCTTCTAGTTCAACTATTAATATTTCATATGCATTATATAAAGCATCTTCTATTTCATTAGAAGTAGCAACTGTATTAATAGTAACTGGTGCAGTATTATTAATGTGTACATATACTTTTTCAAAGTCGGCAAACAATGTGTTCATGTCAGAAACTAATACTTCGTTTCCTTCGGCAACTGGATTACTCGATACAGTATTGTTGTATCCTTTATCACCAGACCCAACTCCTAATAATGCTGAAATTTTTCCTTGTAGTTCGTTGTATCTTGATTGTGAGATAATGTCGCCGACTGCCATAACTTTTCCTTTTTAGTATTTACACTTTTAAAACGCACTCAACCAACTTTTCTGAAGGATCGTCGCTTGATTCTAATGCAATACCAACTAATGCTTTAGTAGCAGTTTGAGAAGCAACTCCGTCTTCCCATGCATACAATGCCATTCCTTTTTGAACTATGCCTGTGCATCTTACTGGTACACGGCCCTTTAGTGCAATAGCTTGTCCGTCGATTTCTGAATTCATTAAGTAAGCTGGATTTTCACTGATAACACCTATTGCAAAATCGCTAGATTTTGCAGGTCTTGTTTCGGCACTAATATCTTGTGATTCTGTAAACTTAGCACTCGATACTGCCATTACTGTTCCAACTGGATGTGTTTCTTCTGTTGTATATTTTTCTGCAAGGTCAGCATAACGTGCTTTAGTTGCTGTACCATTGAATACTGTTGCAGTTAAGTTTCCACTACTATCTCTTGCTGCAATAGTGTTTACTCCTGCTGTAGTAGATGCGCTGCGGGCAGTACCACCTACATCAAGTGCATTGGCACTTGTTGCCGATCCGTTAAATGTAGTAGCATACATTGTATTAAACTTTTCGGTTGCGCTACCAATGTTATACAGGTTTGTTGTTTCTGGATAAATTCCTTTATCAACTGATGCGTTTCTTATTGAAACAATGCCTACAGCTGATCCTGCTGCTGGTGCAGTTAATGCAAACAATATCTTGTTACTTGCGTTATTTTGGTTTACAAGTCTTGGAACTGTGCCATCATTTACGTCTATTTTTAAATCGTTACTGTTACCAACTGTAAATCCAGCATCGCCCAATGCTAATGAATCAGTTGTTTTTAAATAATCACTAGCTAAAAAGCCGCCTAAACGTAATGCATCATTTGCAGATCCCCAAATAATTGGTTCATTGTTAGCACCGGTAACCGGCTGGTCTAGCTCATTTTGTGTGATTCCTGTAGTACTATTAACTAAAGTAATACCTTTTTTGATTAAACTAAATCCGGTTAACGAAGGAACACCAGCTGCTTGTACGCCATTTAATGTAAATTCTTCTCCAGAAATTACATACACACTAACATCATTTATTAGAGCAACAATAATAGTTTTTTCAACTGACGGAACTGAGTTATCTGTAACATTAACACTAAGCATCTGTGTTGTTCCGCTGCCTGCACTTTGAGGACCTACTAAGATAAATTCACCTGCTGCTGTTTTACCGTACAGTTGATTACTTGTACTGCTCCACCATAAGTCGCCTTCATCTAGTCCTGCTGGTTCTGAACTTGAAACTTCTGTGCCGCCTGCTGTTTTCCACGCACTACCAGTATAAAACTTTAGTTTAGTAGTTCCTGCGTCATACCATACCTGGCCATCTATAGCTTTAGCAGGAGCAGTAGTTCCTCTAAAGTTTTCTAGTAAATGAACTAAATTTTCGTTCTGTGCTTCGCCAAAACCACTATAGTTTTTACCAATAAGTTTTAGATCAGTTGTTTGATCTATTGTGCCGTCTTCAACGACTGTTATCTGTGTACCGTTATATCTATTTACAATATAGGCCATTGTTGCTCCTCGTGCTTAGTGCTCTTATGTTATTTATCGTTAAAGTGCCGATGCTGCTATTGTGCTGCCATTGACATCCCATAATCCGCTGTTTATCTTCATAGTTATTATTAGTCTAGTTGCTGTTAGATTAACTGTTGCTGTAGGAGAGTTGATTGTAAAATCGCCTATAACATTAACGTTTTGTGTACCAGCACTGTCAACTGCTGTTAACGATTTTACAACGCCGGTGTTAACATCAATCGGATCTGACGAGCCTGTATAATAGTAAGCATGTATTTTTGCTGTTTTGCCTTGTGTGTCAAAGGGCGCTACTGGTATTGGATATAGTTCTGTTAATAATACAGCAATATTAGTAAGCAATCCATCGTCAGCCAAAGTATCACCATATGTTCCTGTTGCATATGTAGTACCAAGTCCAGTAACATCAACTCCCATAACAATAGTTGCTGATTGTATTTCGTCATCAACATATCTTTTAACTATTACATCTTGATCCGCACCTTCTGTTAATAATACGTTGTCGGCTTTTCGACGTGGACTTACTGGAGTTTCTACATTTGTTATTTTTACTTTGTTTATTAAGTTTATACTACCAGTTGATGCAAACTCTAGATTATTAGTTGTTGTGATACGATCTTCAGTAAATGTCATTGTATCACTTTGCAGGTTGTTTCCTACTACTAATGTATTAAGTTGTCCGATTCCTGTTAGGCTACTGTTTACAACTGTTGACCCTAATGTATCTAAAGACAAAACATTTGTGCTGTTAATAGCATAATAATTTAACTCGTTTTCAATATCGATAATATGACTACTAGTCCAACTGTTGGTTGAATTTAACCAAGTCCACCGTTTATCGTCGCCTTCAACTCTTATAACAATACCGCCGTCGTCTGCTTCACTATCTGTTGCTAATGTACTATCGTCTTTAATTGCAAGTTCAATCTGATGGTCTTCAACTCTTAATGTAGCAACATCTAAACTTGTAGCGTCACCTTCGATCAATAAATCTCCAGTAACACGTAAATCACCAGTAACATCTAATGTGTATGCAGGATTTTCTTTAAAAACACCAATCTTCTTAGTATCTGCATCAAAATGCATAGCAGTGTATTGTCCAGACACGTCTTTAAGATCTATTTTTAAATCAGCATCTTGAATATTGTTTTGCCATAACGTTGTTTGGCCACTTACTTTTATTGTAAGATCTGTATCAAGTCCAACACTTAATCCGTTGTCATTTGCTATTGCTAGTCGACCTGTTGTAACATCGTCAACTACAGCACTTAAGAAACTATTTTGATCAAAAACATTTCCAAGCTCGTCAACAATCTTTCCAGCACTTGATGCTTTTCCAAGCCATTCAAAATCAACAAATGCTGTGTTTATGTTAACACCTTGTTTTAAATCTGTAAATCCTGTGATAGCCGGAAATGGTGTAAATGTTGTAGTCTCTTTTGAAAGTACAGCATATAGACTACCGTTTAAATATTTTTTAATAACTACTCTATTTTGTCCTGTAGTATCTTTGATAGTTTCTATTTCATCGCCTGACCTAAGCTGATTTTTAGTATATGATGGTCCTACTAATACTGCTTCAACTCCGTTCCAAAACAACAACTGATCTTTAGATCCGTCTATCCATATATCTCCTGGTATTAGTTCTGACGGTTGAGAACTAGCATATATTGTACTATCTGTACTTCTAAATGTTATACCATCGTATATTTTTAATCTACCTGTAGAAGTATCATACCAAAGTTGGCCTTTGAGCGGTTTAACTGGTGCTGTACTATTACTAAAGTTTTCCAACATTTTAATAAAGTTTTCATTTATACTTTCACCAAACCCTTGATAGTTTTTTCCTATTAGTGCAATATCAGCACTGGATATATCTAACCTACCATCAACTAGTTCTACTAGTAGCGATCCGTCTGTTTTGTTTAGTTTATAGGCCATTTATGATACTCCGTGATAGATAATAAAGTTAAGTGCAACATACGGATTTGTTATATCTACTGCATCGTTTGCTATATCTACTACACCTCCTGATGTTTGTAGACGAGATCCAGTTCCAGACGAATCACCGTCATTGGGTACAACTTCAGATGCGGTTGCTGTAGCTGTTGTAGTAGAATAAAACTGCTCTCCTGTACTGCTTCGTAAATCGTGTTCGTGTTCCGGCAAGTTGGCTGCTGCTAAGGTAACATCCTCGCTACCTCCTATGCCGCCCATAACACCTACTGTTCCGTCTGTAATTCTATTATTAGATGCTAATACTCTACCAAGTCCTGCAGGCGATCTTCCTCGCATATCCGGAATCTTAAATAATGTATTTGGATCGCTTGGAGTTCCGTGATACCATGTTGTTGGATCTGCTGCAAGATATCCTAATACTGTTGCTAAGTTACCATATGTTGTTAATGATTTTTCAGCGCCATCTAAAATAAACCACCCATCGGGTGCAACTAGGCCTCCAAACATTATCACTGTGCCTACTGGCATAGTATCAATAGATCCAATCAGTTGATCAGGTGTTGCTTTAACTAATGTTCCGCCTTGATTCAACAACACTTCGTCGGTTGTTCTGTTTACACTAGATGCTGCTGCCCTGTCAGAAATAGCAGTTGATTGTATAGTTGATGTAAACGTTTTTGAAGAGCCGCCTGTTTGTCCGTCAAATGTAAAACTTGTTGCACTAACATCGCCTGCTAATGAAAATGTAGTTACACTATTAAGTTTGGCTGTACTACCTGCTGTTCCACTAACATTACCTGTTACGTTACCTGTTAGACTGCCTGTTATACGATTAGCATGAAGTGTATCATATGGCAGTACTGACGATCCAATAGAATAAACATTTGCTGTGTCAGGCATTATACTTGTTGTAGTTAAACTGCCGTCAACATCAAAGTTTCCTGTTACGGTTAAATTTCCAGTTACACTAGTATTGCCTGTCAGTCCTGTTGTTCCGGTTACAGTTAAGTTACCAGCAAGTTTTTGATTTCCAACTACATCTAAACTTTCAGTTGGAGATAAGTTGTTAATACCTACATTAGTGTTTCCTTTAACTCTAATCGGTATTGAAAATATTCCGTTGTTGTTGACTCTTAAATCTATTGGTGCGCCTGGTACAGCATTTTCAATAATGCTATTGTTGCCTTCAACTAATACACTTAGTGTTTTCGAAACGCCAACTTCTAATCCGTCATTTGTTTTGATTTGTAGTTTTTCAGCTAACTGATTAACAATATTATTACGCATAAATGCAGAACTTGGAATAACTCCGCCACTTACTAACAAGTTTTCTGCTGTTGTTGCAGTACCATTAAATTTTGCTGTAGTCAATGCTTGACTAAAGTTTGTTCCAACTTTTATTGGTGTTGTGCTATTAAATCCAGCAAATGCTGTTTTAGGTGAAAACTCAACTCTACTTGTAATAGTAACTGGTATATTTTCAATGTATACTACAACTACCGTTCGGGTAACATCACCGGTATCTATTAACTCAACTGATTTTGCTCCAGTAGTATTTCCGTTACTAAAATCTGGTCCTATTAATAACCAGCCGCTGCCTGTATACAAATATAACTGACTAGTTGATGTATTAACCCAAAGATCTCCTTTAACACTGTTTGTGCTATCAGGTTCTGATGCGTTCTTTTTTAGGCCGCCGGCTGCAACCCAGTTTGTACCATCATATATTTTTAACTGATCTATGCTGTCTGTAGTATCATACCAAAGTTGTCCTTCAACAGGATTTAATGGCGGGTTAGCGTTTGAAAAGTTTTCTAATAGTTTTAAAAAGTTTTCATTAACAGCAACTCCGTAATCTGATAATAATCTGCCTGGAAGTTTTAAACTAGTTTCGGTATTGATTGCATTATCTTCAACAGTTATAATACCCTTATTGGATTGATCAGTGAATGGAATCTCATATGCCATTAAGTATTACCTCCCGAAAGACTTTGTACTCTTACAGTATAATCAATTTGTATTAACCTATTGAGTGATTTTTGTACTGGATGGAAAATAACATGTGTAAGAAGTCTTCCTGTTCCGCTAGATGAATATCCGACTAGCCCTAGCTCGTCAAATACAAACTGTTGTTCTGTATTAGCAGCAGTATCAAATGCATCTTGTCCTTCTGGTTCTCCATAATCTAACAAACAACTTACAACAATATCTGTATAGTTTGTACCAGTAACGTGACGTGTTTCAATCTTATTTCTTTGAGGGTCAACATTGTTTACACTGCGATCGTCTACCACTTTTGCATATGTTTGATTGTACAAACTTGCATTTGTACCTGTGCTGTTTGGTGTTAAGTATGTAATAATACCAGTTGGATCAACAGTTGTTCCGCCGTTGCCAAACCCCATTTGATATATGTAGCCTGATCCAGCATTGCCAAGACTTTCAGCAAGACTAATACTCATATTTTCATAATGAATAGCATTGCGCTTGTTAACAAATACATGCCCACTTTCTGGATTGTGTATTTTTATGTGTCCTTCGAGGTGTACACCGCTTTGTTCGTTAATCATGTTTCCATTCCGTTTCTATACTGTATTTATCGTGGTAGCGATATTGTTTTGTCTGTTATAAATCTAGCTATTTGATTTTCACTATCTGCTAGAGTTTTTCCTGTATCATTCCATATTCTTCCTGTTCGACGAACAACTTCAATAAATGTTCCGTCTGCAGGAGGGTCAATATAATCTGCAAGTGTTAGCACGGTTACTGTGCCGCTTTCTGTTGATATATTTTCAATAGTATATTCAGGATCTATTGTTACATCTGCCTCAGGTGAATCTTGATCTACTGTTTTGTCAAATGTTATAATGTTATCTTTACGCAATCTAGCTCCAGCTAAAAATACATCAATCTCGTTAATACTAGTTGGAACAAAATCAAGTATAAACTCCTTGGTACTAGCATCGCCAACAAACATAGTTTTAGATGTTTCGTCTTTGTAAGGAATATTTTCTTCTATACCCTGGCCTTGTACTTTTGTTGCTGTTGAATATTGTTCTTTAATGCCTGTGCCTAAAGTACCTCTTCTTATCTGTCTAAGAAGGTTGCCATCAACACTAAAATATTCAATACGCTCTTTGTCTATCCAAACAACACCCGGTACACCCAATGCCTTGTTAGGTTCTTGAATACCTGTACTGTCAACTAGTTGAATATTAGAATCATAATAGTTTAATGGTTGTTGCAACTCGTATTCGTTGTCTTTATTTAAACGCTTGAAGTGGAATCTATTTAACATATCTTTGAAAATACGATATCCAAACTTAGGATTACTTGTTAATCCTGTAAACTGCAATACTTCAACTTTGTCATTTGATGTAACTTTACTGTAAAGCTGAACGCCTGTTCCACTAGCATCAAGTGAATAATCGTTTTGTGGCGAAAGCAATATTCCATTTTTAAATACCCAAACAAAGTTTGCACTTAATGCAGGTTTTTCAAGTTTGATAAATCCTCTGCTTAATAAGTTTTTATCAATATAAAACTGTGTTCCAGCAGGTGCTTGATTTGTATTCCAAACAATATCATATGTATTTCTTTCAAATCCGTTTATATCGTGATTACTGAATACATAGATGTCTATAGTTTCCCAATCAGCTGGTGCTTCAGTTAATGATAAAATATCTGTTTCTATAAGAGTAATATCTCCAATAACTGCTTTTGTACTATCATTTTCCCAACTTGCTACAATCTCCGGTGTGTCGTCAATACTTTTTAGTTGGAATAATTCTCTAATATATCCTTGTAGTTCTATTAATAGTGTTGAACCTGATCTACTAAACTTTTCAACACAAGCAATAACTGTAGTACTATCATCAGCCAATTCAAAACTTATATCTTGCCCAACTACTGGATCATTAACTGCTGTGCCATTTTGTATTTCTACTGTTGTGTTTATAAAGTAATATTCTGCATCTCTAATAATAAAGATTTCTAATGTATCTCCAATAAGTCCAACATTGTTGTTAAGAAGTTCTACTCTACCGTTTGCAGTATCATAATAGTAATCAAGAACATTAACAATAGAACCATTAATATAAAGTATAACATCTGTATTTCTAACGGCTGTTGTATCTTCAAACTGCCATCTATCAATATCATATGATCTATTACTATCTATTGTATATTTTTTTCTATAGCCTGCATTTAAGAATCTACCATCTCCACGCTTGACTAAAATATTATGTGCAAGAGGCTTATTAATAATAGGCAATGCAACATCATTTGTAAATCTATGAACTTTATTTTGGCCATCTGTTGCAAAGGTATTGTCGATTACCATCTGACTGTATTGGTTTACATTACCATCATATATTGTATATCCAATAATTTTGCCGGCAGTTATTTTAATCGGAAACTCCAGCTGTGCTGTATTGTTATCTGATTCTGTAAGCCCGTAGTCAGTTGTATCATTTTGTAATACACCATTGATTGTTACAAAAGAACTTAATCCAGTTTTCCATGTGATTGGCAAATCGTATATAAAAGTGTCACCAGTAGAAACAATATTATCACTATCAAGTAAATCAACTCCGTTAGTTCCGATTGATAGTATAGAAAGATTTTTTCCTGCATCTAGTGCTGTACTATCATTTAAACTTATAACTTTGTTTTCATAATCAACATTTAGATCGTTGTTATCAATAATATCGCTGTCAACTTTTACAATCAGTGTAGTATTTGATTGTGGAAAACTATCAAACTCCCATTCGATAGTTGTGCCATCTGTGATATAGTTTCTAACACTAATAACACCTTGTCCGTCTGAACTTCTATTGTACACTTGAATATCAACTGTATCTAGTACTTGTCCCGGAACTTGTTCTTCTGGTCCTTTACTGTTTGTTTCTGTAACAAATCCGTCGCCATCAACAACTATATCTCCAGAATCTATTCCAGTTGCAGTTGTATATTCAAAGTTTCCACCTTGCAAACTTACATCAAATGCTGTTGACTCTGGAGTAAAACTACCATCACTAGTAGATTTTCTAATGATCACAATATCGCCGTCTTTGGTTTCTATAACATCACTATCTAAGAATATAGTATTTGTAATATTGTCGCCTTGTGGTGATACCATTTTTGCATTTGGATTAGCTGTTACACTAACTCCGTCATATGCAGGATCATCTATTCTTACATTGTTAAGATACACGTTGTATGTTACACCTGAGTCTAAAACACTACTCAGTGTTATTATTTGAGTACTACCATCTAGTGTAATAATCTCGTCTTCGTAGTTAGTGTCAAATGTATCAAAATCAATACCAAACCCGTTTGCATCAAATCCGGTATTTTCTCCAAAGCCGATACTATCCATTTGTACGCCGCCGTAATCAACACCGTCCATTAGCTGACTTAGTTCTTTTCCTGGCATATTTGTAGTAGGCTTATAGAAGAAGTTTATTCTATCTTCGGCTGTTAATAAACTAGATGATTTTTTATAGTTTATAACAATCTGAGCATTATTTGCAGGTGCATTTGCAAATGTTATTTTACCACGAAATCTATCAAAGGTTTTGGTTGTATCAATAACATTTGATGATACAAAATCACTAAGTAACTGCGGTTCGCCAGCTACAGTTATTGATATATCAGCACTGTTTGTACTCAATGGCCATTTTAAACTAAAATCAGTTAAACCACCGTTGCCAACAAAAGTTTCTGTTTCATCTAATGTAGTAAAGTAATATGCACCAACAACTCTATCAAACTTCATTAACATATGAGTTGATCTGATTACACTGTTTCCTATTTGTGCATAAACAACTGCATCAACACCATCCTCTGTTAAACTTCCGTTTATTGTTACAGTTGGTGTTGTAAAGTATTTTGCGCCTGTAGTATTAACTTCTATATATTGTATAGAACCGCCGCCGATATAAGCAAGCCCTTCTAGTGTTGGGCCGCCGCCTCCGCTTACTGTTACATTTGCAGTGTCAGTATATCCGCTGCCGCCGGTGTAAACCACAAACTCTGTTATTTCAAATCCAACATTATCTAACCAATGCTTTTGTGGATATGTAGTTGTAGTA